ATTGGAAAGTTTATGTTGTCTGTGGTGTCACCTCCATTAGAGGGTGTAACAGTTTTGCTAAACCTATTGTGGTTCCACTCTATGACCACACGAGGCAAGGCTTTTACAGAGACACTGCGCTGATATACCGACTGGTAAGCGCTAGTAGTTAACTGCATTAAACTTCCTCTAGTGTTAGACTAAAGTCCCACAATTCCCAGTTTGCCCAACGCTTTTTAATGCTATGGCTAAACCCAGTAATGACTACGGTGTATAGTTTCTCAATGTTAAGGTTGTCAGTGACTCCCATAACGAATGATCCTTTGCCTGCTGCGCTGTTATAGAACAATTCAATTTCCCGGCCCGACCAGAACCCGTCCACGGTTTTACCGGCTACGTTGGGAACGTCAGTCCATGACACATTAAATGTACGCTTGTCTGCTACGTAATATTTACGCATTGTTCCATTTGCCATTCTGTTTCTTGTCTCAATTCTTTCTACGTCAATTCCCATTTCAGAACGATTGTGGTCTGTAACAGCATTTGAATTAAGACGAAGAAGCCTTAGACGCTTAAATGTTAATGCCATTATTTAATCACCCTTTTTGGTCCCTTGACCTGTTCCATGCGACGAATCTTTGCCATTACACGATCCGCGACAGCATCAGCATCTCCTGCACCACTGACATTAATATTATACTGTACATTAGAACCTGAGTCCAATGAATTGATTCCATCCTGTAGTGACTTAGAAAGCGGAGCCGTAAGAACTGTTTCATTCTTGTGAAGGTTTGCTAGGGTGTTATCGTAGTTAACACTTCCTCCAACCTCTAATTGAGGAACGCGCATTGATCGTGCATTCAAAGGCTCAACGTGCCAAGGCTCGTAAGACATAGGGTATCTAAGTCCGAACGCTTCTGGATTCTTGTTTCCCCAACGCGGACCGTCAGACGCAAGGCCGTAATTGTGATTTGATCGGCCTGGTGGGGCCGCTGGTGCCTGTCCAGGTACTCCTGCGCGGTAGGCGTCATATAGCCTTTGCTGCTCAGCCATAGAACGGTAACCAGAGCCTACATTATATGTTTGTCCTACAGACGCTGACCACTTAGATAGACGACTAAGGAATTCACTGTTTAGCCCCTGGATATCTCCGGTAACCGAACCGCCGCCTTGCCTAAACGTTCCGCTTCCAGCGTATTGTCCGGAACTCATACCTGCGGACGCGGTGCCTGCAAGGATCGCTCGTGCCTCGTCCTCCCATTTTGCGTAAGCGTCTGGGAACGCTGAACGCTGGACTGCCTGCGCCGCCTGAGAAAGGTTCATGTCTCCACGACCCTTGATTCCTAGCAAGCCCTCAAAGAATTTCTTGGAAGAATACTTAGGGTCCATGATTTGTTCAATGCTTCCCCAGCCCTGGCTAGTACGTTGCTGGAATAGACCTACAGAGTCACGGTCACCGAAGTTAATGTTACGGAGGGTAGATTCTTGCATTGCAGTCATAAGACCAATGATAAGGTCACGGTCTGTAGCACCCATTGATCGACCCACGCCAACAATAGTTGCAGCGTTCTTTAATTGCTCGTCAGTGAATTCACTTCCACCAAACTTACCTGCCGTTGCAGCCTGAGTAACAAACTTTAGTGACTCAGGAATGTCATCGTAATTACCAGCGGCAGATAATTCTGCGGCTTTGTTGGTTGCTTGCTTGGTAACTGCGACCTGCATTGCCTGCTTGAATGTTGACATAATTCCGGAACCAACGGCCCCAACCATACCTCCATCGTGATAGAAGGACGTTTGGCCCTTGGCCGCGTGCATCGCCTTAACGTTAGACACTCCCAGGTTAGCGACAGTCTGCTTGTCTAGAACGTATTCTCCCTTTTGCAGTACGGTTGGTACTTCGTCAGGATATAGTGGAGCGTCTAGAGGACGACCTGCACGACCACTTCCACCCGCGCCTACAGAACCTCCGCCGTGACTAAACTCTGTACTTCTAATTCCAGAACCGGCAACAGTCTTTGGCATAAGATTTGTAGGAGCAGTCTTAACCTTAGGCTTAACTCCTGTTTCAACCCAGGTAATATATTCATCAAATGACATTCCAAGCATACCCTGAGTCATCTTGTCCATGCTTTGAGCACCCATGCGACCCCAGGCAGCGCTATTGCCCATTTCAGTAAGTGTGTCGTCCATTGCCTTTTTGAATCCTCCACGGTGGAGGCCAGTCCATTCCGCAGTCTTTCTTGCGGCTGTTCCAGTTTGTAATGAGTATTGGGCGTCTAGATTCCTAAACATATTATTGTATTCGGCTTGAGTCCTAGGTACTTCAATGGCAATTTGTTCTAGAGAGGACTCAACCTGCCTACGCTTTGCTGCTCGCGCACGGTCGTATGAATCCTCAGCAGCCTTAGCACTACGTTGATATGACTGCTTCTCATTTTCAAATTGTTGCATAGACATTCTCTTTGCATCTTCCAGAGACTTCTTTGCCATCTCCTTGCGCTTATCAAAGCCTTCTCTTTCTACCTCTTGAACAGACTTTAGTCTTTCAATGCGAGCATCTTCTTCGGTGGTTACCTTAGCAATTTTAGCCTCGCCAGTAGCCCTCCGCTTTTCAGAGTTTTCATCCATGCCCGTGCCTGCGTCACCCATTTGATTAGTGATAGAGTCAGCATAGGCAGCCTCTTGAAGTCTAGCAGCCTCGTCTAGGTCCCCGCCCTTTAGAGCAATGTTAAAGTCAATGTCTCTGTTGGCAGCCGCAGACAATCTTTGAATGCGAATAATCTCGGCGTCAAACATCTTCTTTCTTTGTTCGTCAAGTTTATCGCCCTTCTCCATCTCATCTTCAATGGCTTTAATTCGAGCGTCCTTTGTTTTCTCAGCGGTTTGCATGGCCTTATCTTGGTTCTTATCGAATATCTTTTCTTGCTTATCCCATAGATTATCTAGCGCTTCGCCCTGCTTCTCGTATGAGTCATCAGCCGCTTGCTTTCTAAGGTCGAATGAATCTTCCCAAACCTGATCTTGTCTTTCCAGAACGTCCTTGTAAGTATCGGTAGACCTGTCAAAATCATCCATAAGCATAGACACAGCATCATTTGCATTGCTACTCATTCGGCCTTTCATGGCATTAACAAACTCCTGTGCTCCGGCCCCGCCTTCGGTGTATGCCTTAGCCGCCTTCTTGGCTTCGCCCGCGCTTTCGGAAACGGCCTCTGAAAATCCTTGAACAAACTTTGTCGCAGGCGGAAGTCCACGGGATGCTCGGGCCACATTAAGTGCTGCTAATTTGGCGGCTTCTCCATAACCAAGAATTTCCATCTTGCCTGTAGCGTGAGTCGCATTATACTCTCTTCTTCTTGCGTTTTCATCGGCAGTCTCTTGCTTGCCATCCTTAATGGCCTGGGTTAGATATGCTTCTGCTTCTGCTTGACTGGTTAGATTACCAACTTCAAGTCTACGTAACCCCGCAAATGTTTTAACATCTGCGTATCTGTCGGCAGTCAAACCTCGTTCTTTCTTTATCTGATCAACGAGTCTAGCCTCCTCTTGAGTTACTTCTGCTACAGCGGTCTTTAGTTCTCCAAATGCGCTGGCTTGACTATAAGTTATCTGCCCACTTTGTTCCATCAAAGGCATTGTATCTTTAAAGAACTTCTGCATTGATTCTAAGTTTTGAGTATCCGCACCCGCGCCCGCAAGAATCTTCTTGCTTCCGGCATCCAGATTAACGTCAGAGAATGCTTCGCTTGCAACCGTGTTAACCTGGGCAGCAACGTCCTGAATGGTTTGAATAATCTCGTCTTTAGTTTTTCCGCTTAACTGTTGAGCAATGGAGGTTCCAAAGTCCTTTACATTTTGCTCTGCCGCAGCCTTACCACTAAACCTCTCATTCATAGCCTTCTTTAGGTCTGTGTTTAGGCCATTCATCTGAGTCATAATTGCTTCGCGCTGAGTTCTAAATCCTTCTTCGCTAAGCATTTCTCTTGCGTCTGCTTCTGAATAACCGGCAGCCGCAAGGGCCACTCGACCTGCCTGCAAAGCCTGAGCAGTGGTTGATTCATTAGCAGCCAAGTCAGTAGAAATTTTTCTTGCCATATCCGCAGACTTTGAGCGGTCATCCTTACCGGCTTCGCTAATTGCCTTCGCCGCTGTCTTAGCAGCCTCCCCAGTTTCTAGCCATGCCTTTGCAAGAGTGTGCAAACTTTGCTTTTGCTTCTCTTGCGTTTGTGCTGCTGCGTCTGTTGCGTTCTTGTATTCGTAACCAACAACACCAGCCAAAGAACTAGACGCTTTATTAACGGCTTCGGTTTCCTTGCGGACCTCTTCCATCTTTTTCTTGTAGTAATTAAATCCGGCGACAGCAATGGTGATAGCCGCGATCACTAATGCAATTGGCCCAAGGGATGCCATAACTGCAACACGAAGGGCCTTAAACATTCCGGTGGCCTTTCCAACGCTACCACTTAGAATAGATGTGGCTCGGCCACCTTCGGTCATCTTCTTTACAATTCCTGCTTCGGCTACAGCCTTGCCCATCTTAGAAAATACATTAGGGAATGCAGAGGCAACTAGAAGTGCGGTAGAGAGTCCAATTGCCCACTTGTTTGTACTGCCAGATGCAGCCAATAGCATTGGAAGTGAGAACGCAATACCCTGTCCAATTCCTCGCCAATGTCCTGCCACCACGCCTGTCTTTTGTGCCAACTTATCTGTTTCTGCCTGGGCCTGAACCATAGCAGGAGATACGTTAGGGACTGTTGCCGCCGATGTTTTTCTAGAGCCCCTGCCTCCCGCAACTCTAGCAGAACGCTCTGCTGCTAATCTGTTGACACCCGCGCCAGTCTTTAGCATGGCTGCGTTTAGTTTTTCAAGGGCCATTGTTTCTTGGTTAATAGTTGGGATAACTGTTGTTGCCGCAAGTTGTGCAAAGCGACCCTGGGCCGTAGTAAGTTGGTCTACTCCATTCTTGTTGGCTTTGTTTGCTCCGATAAGAGAGAACACCTGACCGTAAAGTGCCTTGAAGATACCTGTGATATATAGTACCGGACCGGACAACGCAAGAATTCCCAGGAAGGTTGCTACCATTGTTTTGATAGGACCTGGGAATGAGTTAAGGACGCTTAGGACTCCGGAAAATACTTCAATGATCTTTACTGCGACTGCAAGGATTGGCTTACCTATTTCAGAGAAAGTTAATACAATCTGCTGGGCTGCAATCCTAAATCTACCAGATAAAGACTCACGAATTGCCTTTTCTTCTCGGGCTGCAACTTTCGCCAAATCTTCTGCGCTAGCCTGTGTAAGTGAAAATGCTCGACCAACCTGTGTGCTGGTGTCTGTAGCATTTTCGGAAAGGCCCTTTAGAAGTCCGTTCATCTTGTTGAACTGGTAACGTCCGAATAAGGTGGATAGGGCAGCCTGGCGATCAATTCCGCCCATTTGATCAAGTTCTGCTCCAAGAGCACTAAGTGTCGCCACAAGACCAGAGCCACCATTTTCAGGGCTGTTGTCTCGGGCAATCTTCTTAATGTCAATACCTAGACTCATTAACTTCTTCTGTGCTACCATGGACGGTGCTACGATAGCACCCAAGGATGATCTAAGTGCGTTAGCACCCTGAACAGCATCAATACCCGCTTCCTTAAAAGCAACGGTAAAGATAGCAGAGTCCTCTAGGCTACCACCAAGGTCCTTGACTACGGACGCGGTACGAGGGATAACTTCGGTAAGGTCCTGTAGCGTGGTGTTGGTTTCGTTTTCTACCGCGTTAAGGAAGTTAAACTTCTTGGCTAGTTCTTCGGTGCTAATACCAAATACAGTTTGAATGGTACGGGTAGCATCCATAGCCTTTTGCTGGTCTAGTTCACCAAGTAAACTAATACGCTGAATTTCTAAGATAGATGCCTGTAGGTTCTCTCCCTCATAACCGGCGGCTGCCAATTCTGCGGCGAGTTCTACAGTTGCCTTACCGGCAATACCGAATCTATCAGCAACTACTCTTGCAGTGTCGAGAGTTGCTTGTTCTACGCGGCCTAATTCCTGCTCGGAAACGCCAGCGATACCACCATAAACCTTGGTCAAACGAACCATGGCAGCGTCAATATCATACGCAGCCTTTGCGGACAAAGCAGCAACTGCAATGATTGGGGCTCCAAGGCCAGCACTCAACTGACGACCCGTCCACTGCATTTGCTTTCCAGCGCGTAGAGTTTGGATACCCGCAGACTCCATAGCCCTACCCAGGATGCCGGTTTCTATGGCCGCTAGACGGGCACTCTTAGCGTACTCATTTGTGGGGGTGATGAGTTCACCCATGACACGACCGTTAACATCGGCACCAGTGATCATTGCACGGCTGTCTTGCAGCCTTAACTGCTCCTGTGCAATTTGAGGAAGGTTTCTTCTAACATTACCTAGGTCCTTTAGTGCGACCTTTTGCTTATTGATATCTTCCGTAAGTTGATTAGTTATTGATCGGGCATTCATTGTTGCTGTTTCGAATCCCTGAATGGCTCCTACGTCCTTACGGAACGTATCCATCATGCTGTTAAAGCCCTTCATTCCGGCCTTAGTATTACCGACCTGTGAAATCTGGGCTGCCATTGCGGCTAGTTGAGCATTAATCTGAGCAATGTCTTTTGACACTGCCCCCATATTACTACCCGCAACAAACTGAACAGCAATTCTAGCCATATGTTATATTTAATCTCCTTCTACAACGGCGATGCCGAAGTCTGAATATTCCTTGCCCTTTTTCTCTACAGATAAGTCTATACCCATCTCTAGTTCTAGTCTTTCCATTTCCGCTTGAACACGTGCCATACTTTCTTCTTTGGAGCCCTGGTCCAAATCAATGCCCTTCATTGCGGCTATGAACTTATTGCCTCTGTGTTCTCTTATTCTTACCGCAGCAAGTGTTGCCATTAATTCGTCCAGAGAAAGTTTTTCTTCTAGTTCATCATAATTTTCCCAATTACCTAGAAGAAAGACTTCGCTTTCATATGCGGCTATGTCTAGTTCATCCCAGCCGATGCCATCGCCGCCGCTAGATTTGGGTCGTTTGGCTTCACCCCGCCAGCAACTTCTAGGATTTTCCACATAGTAGGAATGTCTAGATTCTCTTCTAGCCAATCCGTATCTGCTGCTTTTTCCTTGTTGGTTGCTCCGATTGCTAAAGCACAAGCCTTAATCATAAGATCAATGCTGGCGCTCTCTTCTGTAATCTTATCAAAATCTTTTACAATTTCCATAAATATACGCAGCCTCTTGATATTCAAGGGCTTGATTGTTACAACTGTTCCGTCTTGAAGTTCAATCTCTTCAACGGTATATACCTTTGTCGCCATGTAATCTCCTTATAGTTGACTTATCTTATATTCTATCTTAGTAATGCGTAAAAGGCAAATGAAAGAACCCCTGACACAAGGCCAGGGATTCAATCAAAGTGCAATGTTATTATCCGATGCTACGATCTAAAATAGTTCCGTATTCGGCTCCAACTGTCGCTGGGTCCGGAAGTAGTCGGAAGGTTAATGGAAGGGTAGTGTTTTCTGTACGAGAAAGGGTGTGACCACCCGCCTCGACGTTAATAACACGACGACCATAGTACACTCGCTCACGCTTAGTTGTTGCTGCACCACGAGGGGCATTTCCAACAACGGCTACGCTTCGCTCAACCAAGTCATCTTCTAGTTGCGCTAAGTTCAAGGTGTCTCCTGCATTTACTAGGGTCTTGGAACTCATTCCCCAAGTAAGCAATAGGTTCGCTAGAGTTGGTTCTGCAAGTTCTGTAGAAACCATTGCAGACTGTCCTGTGTTGAAGATTAGGGCTGCATCCTTTAGTTGGTCAACTTCAACCTCACCAACGTCCTGAGTCATTCCGATTTCAACGCCGCCGGAAGTAGCACCGACATAACGCCATGCTGTTGCTGCGTCAAGGGCTACCTTGTAAGACTGCTTTACAACAGGTGGTCCCACAAGGTCTGCGGGTGCTGCTGGTAATGCTGCGGTTGTATCTGCTGCGGAAACGTATAGGTGTCCTGCACCTACCATGATGTTCTTTGTGTTTACGATTGGCATTTTTTATTTCACCTCCTGGGCAATAAATATTAATCTTCGCTGGCTAGGCGGCACTTCCTCAAATAGATAATACCCTGCAAAGATTTAAAAGGCAAGTTAAGCCAAGTGTTTTCCAACAACATCACTATATTCATACCGAAAGGTTATAATCCAACCCATTCGCCCGCCTTCTTGTACTGCTGGCTCGGGAGAGAATGAGGCTAGTAGTCTTACCCAGTGGAATATGTATTGTGGGGTTACTGTTGTTGAGTTAAGGTAACGCATTATATCTCCCGCCGACTCGTCCATGGACTGTATGTTTGAAATTATTTCGTTGGCAACCTCAGATAGTTCGTCAAAGGTTGAGCCCCAGACAACGTAAGATACTTCATCTGTTTTCATCCACCACATATCGGGGTCATGAACGGTTCTAAATGAATAGACTATGTAGGGCCTAACAGACCCGCGCTCATTGGCTTCCGGCTGTTGTTGGGTTGGAATAATTGGTCGCAGCCCAGTAACATTAGGCCAGCCCAATAAAACACCCACCTGAGTTCCATTAAGTAGGTATTCGTTAACGTCATATATTGGTTGTCTTTTAGCCACTGAGGTTGTCTCCTATCCTTTGTAGTCTAAGTGCTTGTTCAATAGTTTCTTGCTTCTTCATGAATGTCCCGTTTTTTCTGCGTCCGATCTTTTCTCCAACGTCCGCAGCAATTTGGGCTAATGACTTTGTTGGACGCAGGCTCACCTTAGGCTTAGGAAGTTGAGCAATAGTAACGTTAAAACTTTCAAGGTGCTGGTCAACTTCTTTGGCCACCGTTTCTTCTACAATTCTAATTGCGGCACTTCCAAAGTGTGTCAACCAAGCCTGTGTGAATGAACCTTGGGCTACCCTATTGATAGGTGGAGACACTGTGCCCTTGGTAAACCACATGGTTCCATTTTTGCTTTTCCTGCCCGCACCGGAAGGGGCCTCGGCTGTAGGAATAGCCAGCCACTCTCCATTGACAGGTTCGATCTTTACCCTGGTTCCGTTTTCTACAATTTGGGCTTTCCACCTAAAGATGTGTCCACCCTTACGGGTGTCACCATCGGCTGTGCCAACAGGCACTTCATTTTTAGACTGCTGGTAGTCCCAAGTTACAATTTTATTAGTGGCCGTGCCACCTACGATGACATTCCAAAGACGGCCTGACTCTTGACCTAATTCTCCCCAATCGTACATGTGACTTAACTCTGCCTCACGCGCGGGAGCCATTTGATCTATCAGTTCATTAAAACTCTGAATGGCAAACTCTGCACCTAACCCGGTAAGAGTCTCTAGGTTTTTAGTTTTAGAAAAATCTTCTATGATTGAGGTAAAGATTCCCATTACATTTGCGACGCCTCGCATGTCTGCTTCTAGATGTATCATATAACTTCTGCCCTGGTCACCAATGCGTCGTATTCAATAATATTTCCAAATGGTCCAAGCACAGGAGTTGACCCTACCACATCAAATATTATTGCAATGTTATTGTCCTCCCAGGCCAGTAGACCTCCCTTGGAACGAATGTTAGAGATTCTGTCTCGCTTACTTAAATTGTAACCTGTTTGAATCTTTACGTATTCTACGTCCTCGTGAGTGTCTGAGAACCTTTCGGTAGAACCCACCACTCTAATCCCACCACCGGAAATTCCTCTGGCAATGCAAGGAACACCTACGGTGCTAATGTTCCATCCTCGGATAATTTCTCCAGACTCATTCTGATAGTTGGACTGTATTAAAACGTCCATTTTCATATTGAACCTGGCAGAGATAAGACAGTTCTGCATTAGATAATTACCATTCCTCTGAATCGGTATTCAGAAAGCAGCAGGTCTACGTCTACGTTGCCTGTGCCTCGGAAGGCTATGTCGTGGAAATCTAGACGCCAGTCTGCGGCACGTACGGCCTGGATGCCACGTCGGCGGTAAACAGAATCGTCACAAGACATATCTCCCATTAGCATACGAGTAGCCAAAGCAACTTCAAAAGGAACAAAATCGTATCCAAAGATTGCCTCTACCATGTAATAACTTGCTCTGTTTGTGCGCTCTAGTTTAATCTCCCAGGTGTCTGCTAGGCTAGGGACTACAACACTAAACGGCATGATTAATCCTACATTGTTATTTCCATATGAGGTCACAGAGTTAACCCTTACGATTGCGCCCCTAATCTCTAAGGCCCCTGTGCTTCCTGGGTATAGCCTTACAGTCTCTTTACGCTGCCCGAATTTTTGACCAGTGAATGCGTTAACTATTGCTCGGGCTGTTCGCTCTAGGTCTGTTATTTCGGGAACGGTCAGTGTGGTGCTGGGGTTGTGTTCAATAAATTCATATGGATATACATAAGGCGTGACCACAGAAAGTATTTCTGTTTTCTGTGAAGCAATTCCCTTTAATGTAAATGACCAAACAACCTTTATTACTATCTCTAACTTAACTAGATTTTGTGGAACATCAAAATAATATGTTCCAGGGGTTGACCCGTCTTTTATGGCTATAGAGGTAAAGATTGGGGTTGTACTTCCGGCCTCGGTTAGGCTAACGTTTACTTGCCCATCGGCATCTGTCTTTATTCCCAAGGAGTTAATAACTAAGGATAGCCTCTCGCTGGTGTCTACATAAATTTCGTTCATTACTGCCTCCCTGTTTCAAATATTTTCTTTGACTTTAAAGTATATGATACCACTATTCCGCTATTAACGCGAGAATCTGAAACCACAGCCGACGTGGTTGAAGTCTCAAACACTGGCCTTGCAGGGTCACTCACTTGAATAAACTTTGATTCAATTAGGTTCAAGGTCACTAGGTCGTTTCCAACAATTTGAATGGAACTCTGCTTATTGTTTTCAACAATAATGTCACTAATAACCAATGTTGCTGAATCGTTTGTAGACAGCCTATACTCTATTGCCATTTCTGATAAATCGTTTATGGCAAAATTAACTGTATCGTCAGCCGATAAGTAAACATTGGTTGGAGCATTTTCTCCCATTGATAGCAAAATTATGTCTGTTGCGGATTTTTCTATTCTTCCCAAAAATTCTATTACAGACAACTCAACGATTGATAGAGTTCCGGTATCGTTAGACTCCCTCTTGACGTATACCTCAAAGTTTTCGGCAATAGAAACCGTTGCTCTTTCAGAAGCATTCACGTATACAAATGTTGAGGCTGAGTCCGTAACAGATACAGCAGCGTTGTCCTGAGCAGACAGTTTTGCCACAATCGTGCTAGACTCGGTAATTGAAATAGTTCCTGTGTCACTGGCCTCTGGGTATAGTCTGGTTTGGGCCGTGTCTGTAACTGACAGACTAGTTGCGTCTGATCTTGTCATTGATACAAAGTTAAGGCCAGACTCTGTTAAGGTAAGGCTAGCGTTATCTGTTACGGCCACCCCTACAAACACTTGAACTGTTTCAGCAGTAGAAAGACTAGAAGAGTCAGAACCAATTACAGAAATATTTCCAGTGGCAACAATGCTTGATGTTTCTGCAATAGCCAACGATCCAGAATCAGAAGCGGTGAATGGAATATTTACTAGCGTGGTTTCTGATACAGAAATAGATGCCGTATCAATTGCATTGTTGTTTATCTTTTGAACAGTAGATTCCGTTAGAGTTAATGTCGTTGTTTCAGATGCCTGAAAGGATGACCTTATGGCGTTTGATTCTACTGTAGAAATTAATACCGATTCTGCCCCAAAAATTCCAAGTGCTAACGAAGTTGTTTCTGTTGTGATTAGGTTGGAAGAGTCTGTAGCAAAAATACTTTGTTCGCCAGAGGCTACTATCGAAGAAACGTCTGTGATAGACAAACTTGTAACATCATTAGCAGAAAATACTGTCTGTATAATAGCAGATTCTGTAGTTGAAATTGTGCTGCCATCAGCAGCAGATTTGACCACTATGCCAGAAATATCAATTGCTGAGGTTTCCGTAACTGTAAGAGAGTTTAATTCGCTAGCAACGACTGTAGCCCTCAGGGTGTTTGTTTCCCCAAATGCTACCGTTGAGGTTTCAGCGCCGGACTTTACAATCTCTCCTGATATTACAACACTAGAAGTTTCGGTGGTGGAAAGCGAGCCGGAATCAAACGCCTTTGGTAGAGCCAAAACAAAGGTTAATTCAGTTATTGCAAGGGAACCGGATTCAGAAGCACTTAGGCTAATCTCACCAGAAACAAGAACAGAGGACGTGTCAATAACAGATAGGGAGGTTATATCGCTAGCAAGGACTGTAGCAGTGTCAGACGAACCTTCGGTTGCCGCGATCAAAGTCGAGTCATTGGCTGCAAGGTAAACAAAGTTCGCAGTAGACTCTGTTACAGATAGGCTTACCGGATCGCTAACGCTAATGTATACAAACACATTTGAGGACTCAGAAAGACTTACGCTCGTGGTGTCAAAAACCTGAATAGGAACGTACGTGTATGACATATCTGCAATTGAAATGGTGGTCGTGTCAGAAGCAGAAGTATTTGCTCTTGTCTGAACATTTTCTGTCACGGACAATGAAGCGTTATCAGAAGCAGTGACATGGGCCAGGACCGTTGTTGTTTCAGCAATTGAAACGCTACCAGAATCGCTTGCTTGCAATGTTACAAAGATAGCCACTGATTCTGCCAGTGACAATGTTGATGTGTCTGTTCGGCTAAATATTACATGGTTAGATGATGTTTCAGTTATAGATAGACTACTAGATTCCGCTCCGTTTATTGAAAGGAATGTGGTGGAGGTGTCTAGAGTTGATAAAGAGGTCGTGTCGGCAGCGCTAAGACTTACTCTCGTCTCTGATGATTCGGCAATAGACAGAGAGTTTGTTTCATTGACAATTGCTGCCGCAATTAGAGTGTTGGCTTCTCCAATAAACAGCGTAGAGTTGTCAGATGCAGATACACTTACCGTTCCAATGCTAGAAGTTTCTGTAACAGACAAAGAAACACTTTCACTGGAAAAAACAGTGGCGGCATTGGCAAAACTTTCTGTTGCAGAGATTACACTTGAATCATTGGCCATTAGATAAACAAAGGTATTAACAGACTCTACGGTAGACAGGCTAGTGGAATCAACAACCTTGATTATTACAAAGACGCTTGCAGACTCAATAACGCTTAGGCTTGTGGTGTCAATGCCCTGCACGGAAACGAATGTCCCTGTAGTATCTGTTATAGAAATACTAGTTGCATCTGAGGCTACAGTGTTTGCTTTTATTTGTACTGTTTCAGTAATTGAAAGACCGACGGGGTCTTGACTTGAAAGTGTAACATAACTTTCAGCGGTTTCGGAAACACTTATACTGGCATTATCGCTAGATGCTACTAGAGTTGGTCCAGCAGAGATTGGGACTACAGAAGCAGATTCAGTTATTCCAATAGTTATTGTTTCTGTAGCCACCGGCTTGTCTGGAGAAATGTTAAAGGCCATGATAACATTGTCAATGCCATTTCTTAGAACAGCGTCAGACCTAACTCTGGTAGAATGCTCCATGTGAACAAACTCAGAAGTTCCATTACCTCTTGTCCACGCTCCTTGAACGTTTCCGGTGGCCGTCCACTTAGTGTGATTTTCATTGACGTGGGTTACATAACCCGCATCTCTAAGCGCCTGGCCCAACTTGTATAGAGTAGGAGAAGGTGGAAAGGTTCCATTGGAAAGAACAATATCTGCATCAACCGGTGTCTTGGACGGCTTCATTGCCAGAATAAAGTAAACACCTGTGGCATGTGATAGCGAACTTGTGTGGGTAACACTATAAGTTCCTATGTCGTGAGCAAAAGTATCTTCTTGGATAGAAAGAGAAACTGGGCTGGTTCCACCAGCAGGAGTTGCCCTATCGTCTACCCGCTCAACCCATTCACCAGGGACAGAAGAAGTCCAAGAGGAACTTGATGCACCGGACATAAATGATACAAGCCCTGTGTTTGGTACAGTGGTTGTGATGCTTGGGGTTGTGTGAATAGTCGTGGTGCCAGATTCAATTCCGGCAGCAGCAACATCAATTCCGGCGCTGTCTCGGTATGAAACAATTCCAATCACAGCCTTGGCTGCAATTGACCAGTTCCAAGTATAGTCAACGGGCTCGCTTGCAGTAGCCACTCTTTGATAAAGGATAGACTGCAACAGGGTTCCGTCGTTTAAGGAAAAGTCTGCACGAGTTCCAGCGGCCTGTACTCGTGTCCATCCGGTCGGGTCGGTAATAACATTTGTGCTATCACGAACAGACAAGAATGCAAACATATAGTCCCCGGCTTGAACAGGCGGGGTTGCCACAGTTATACCAGTTACTGCAAGGTCGTTTGTATTTGCAAAGGTGCGAGCACGATACAATGCAGAATCATACTTTTGAATACCACCAGTAGCAAATCCGTGAGGCTGGAATATAAAATTATCAACAGTGTTGTCGGTTGCCTGGTGAATATACTGATAGATAGAAGAAGGCGGGTCGGTAATATTAGCAACGTCAGCCACGGAATCGTTTCCGACTAACTGAGCATTTGCGTCTCGGTGAGATGTATTCGCAAGAAATGCTTGTGCGTTGTCACCAATAAGAATGTTTACACCCTGCAATTGAGTAAATAAGTCGTGCTTTAGGTGAGGTGCTTCAATAATCATCTTGGAGGCTACTGGTGAAATGTTCCAGATGTAGTAACCCCAGCCTCGGTAAACCTTGTTGGTTGCGGGATTAATGCGTTCACGTAGTATTCGGTATTCCTTGTTTGCGTTGTCAGAGTCAAGAAAAACAACTACGTCAAAGTTATATGTCTCTGCAACATTTCTAGCCGCCGCTAAATTACCGGCCTTAATATTGACCCAGGCGCTCTGTAAATCCGTAAGGTTTTGGCTGGTTGGGACAACGTAACCTTCACCACCTGTTTCTAGGCTGGCGGCATAAATAGTGTCTACCATTGCGCGCAGGCTTGCGGTTTCGGTAACAGCCGACGCATATCCGTTGTCAGCGATAGACAGTGTAGCATTATCAGAAGAAGAAAGAACAACGGCAGTTCCACTAACAGATTCTACTAAGGAAAGTGATGTAGTGTCTGACGATGTTTTTAGTATTGTTATTGTTTCGGTTAGAAAGCGATCTGCAAATTGAGTTCCCGAACCAAAAGTATATGCACCATCTTCATAGTCGTATAGCCAAACGTCTGAGATGCCACCAAAGGACACGGCTTACAAATCCTTGCCGTACACTGAAAACGCTGTTCCTGCGCCCATTGTTACGGTACCTGTAGCAGAACGAAGTGTGGCAGAAGATATATTAGCGTCGAGGTTGTAATACTGACCTACCCCGGCGTAGAGCCCTCCTACTGTCGCTGCTGAGCCTGTTGACTTAGCCATTCTCCACGCGGCTAATTTAGGAAGTCCACGACGGTTGGAAACAGTAATAAAGAAAAATCGTAACTGAGTTCCAGCGGTGGTAAGAGCATCATTATGGAGTTCCATAAGATTTTGTGACACAGCAGAAGAGCCAACGAACAGCGCGGTCCCCTGGTCACCGAATAGCGGAGTCGTTGAATAATTTGCACCAATGTCTTGATTAAATTGAAATCCTATAGTGTCTGCTGCTGACAAAGGAAAACAGAATCCTTGAATCATTAGCACGTCCTTAGATTCAAACTGCAAAGGACCCAAGGAAGTAGTAGCCACAGTGGTTTCAATTGTTGCTAACTTTTGAAATCCTTGCGCCTGCGCGGAAAGATCAGCACGAATAATTCTTACGCCGGAAGGCTCTATTTGAGTCATCGGATACCAAACACTCCAAACGTAGTCTCAGCGCCCATAGTTCCAGATGCAACTAATAGTTGTATGGTGTCGATTCGCTTACCCACCCCGGCAAATATGTGACCGTGGCCGTCCTTAATCTTTGGCGCAACGGCAGCGGAAGCAGTAGCCGAAACAATAGTCCACTTTCCAATTTTTTGCGGGGCCTGTGGGATATTTTCAATTAGGCAAAAGAATGAACGATTAGTCAGCCCACCCAAGTCATCATGGCCCGCCACGTCGCCCGTTCTACTGTATTCCATTAACCAAGAAGCCTGAGCGGTCTTAATGTCTGAGTAAAATGACGCGGTAGCGGTGGCAGGAGGGCTAAGCATGTTACGACTATTGTAGTCTAGCCCTGTATGAATAGTTCCATCAAACCCTAGTGCCATACGAACTGGACCGTCAATACTGGTAGATGTAATAAACCCCTGAATCAAAATAGTGTCCACCGCAGGAATTCTAATTGTTAGAGTGGACGCAGCAGCCGACAGGGTAGCCGAACCAAGGAAAGGCAAGCCACGACTACGGTGGTCCATTTGCTCAGGCTGAATTCCCTGGCGTCTCGGGTCCGTTAAAACTGCACGAGGCATTAGAGGTCACCACCAAATACTTGAACGGTGGTACCTTCTTTAAACGCTCCACTAAGGGCCATAATAGTAATTGAGTTTATTTGCTGATCGGTGGCTGTCAGCCATTCGCCCCCGCCAAAATTAGGACGGCCAACCTGACTGTCTGCCGCTCCTGTTGCAGCAACAATGGCAGTTTGCCATACAACAAGGTGTGATGTGTTGGACTTGTTCATAACAAAAATTTGATAAACACGAGCATTGTCTGTCCCTGTCGGACCGTACACGTTAATTTCTGCCTGAGAGGCAAACTGGTCATTGTCAAAGGTTGCTAGCCCTGCCACATTAGGCGAGGTAAAGTTGCGATGCCAATAGTTAGGACCAGCGTCACCATTAAATCTTACACCTACCGTAGAAGTTGTTAGGGTCATTCCAGATATACTAACTAGAATCAATAGTCCCTCAACCGCTCTGGCCAGAGGAATAGTTGCATTTGTTGTGGTGTCTCCAAGTGCCGTCCATCCTCCCAAAAACTCTAATCCTAAAGCAGAAGGGTCTAGCATGGCATCGGTTACAAATGGGCCTGGGAGTAGATTAAACATTATAGTTTCGCCAACGCAACGGTTCCGGCATGGAAAGCAACGGAAGTACCAGCCACAGCAGTACCGGACACGGCAGTAATGTGAATAGTCTGAGCAAGCGTGGTGTCAATTGTTACGGCTC